TCCGCTACTGATTGTCTGGTATATCCAGCCATGTTGACTTATCTCCTGTCACCGACACCGTATGTAATAACAATGCCTTGAATACTGTGTGCTGCGTCTGAACTATATGAAACGTACTTTAGTGAGATCGCTTTACCTGAACCTGAGATGGTAACTCTCTGGACTGGGGCTGGGTTACCATCAAAGACGGCAGTACTATCGTAAAAGGATTCATTGTAGTACGCAGCTGCACCCACTGTATCCATATTATAGTTTGTTGGGTTTAGGGTATCAAAGTCTTCGTAGTCATATACTGCAGATAGTACAATACTATTGTCACCCTCTGATCTCATATAAGTACTTACTGAGTAGAAGATTTTACGAACCTCTGGGTCTTCCATATGGATATATGGTGTTTGATAAAGACTAAAGATCTGGGTGCCGTTAAAGGTATTGCCAGACTCCTGTCTGTGGACCTTACCAGCGGAATCCCCATGAATAACATATTCAAACTGACCAATATAACCACTATCTGCACAAGTAGCCTCAATACCTAAGAGTTGACTATACTCAAGAGACAAACCACCTTGTGTTGGTCTAAAACCACCTATGATTCCTTGGGAGTCAGCTGCCTTGAAGAAGTATCTGAACTGTGACTTCTGTCTTACTAGGACTGCATTCAGGCCATCAAGGTCAATATCAAAAACAATATCAGTAAAGATTGATTGGATGTCCTTGGAGAGGGTCTCAAGGTTAATGTCACCAATCTTGTCTGTACCAGCTACAGGTCTCAAACCATCTTGTGATAAGAAGAGTAGGTCACCACCAATCTCAATAACACTATCAGAGGCAAGGCACCCAAGGTCATTAGTTACTTGCTTAAGTTGTACGTCAGCAACACTTGTACCTGTAAGCTTCTTGATATTACTTGTACCAAAGATGTAAAGCTCATCACGGAATGCCTTAATCTGTACAATAGGGAACCCTACATTAATGACACCTGCACCACTTGCTGGGCTGTAGTTGTACTCGTCATATGGTGCACTAAAGTACAAGTTAGTAGGTTCAGTAGTATCACCAGCAAGGAACATGTGGTTATGGAAGATCTCAGAGAACCTTGGTGCACCTGGTGCGTTAGTATGTGTAATCTGTGTGTATGTTGTACCATCATATACTGCAGCAGGGTTTACCCCGTCAGTCATAATGAACTCAGAGTAGCCCCAGTTGTAACGAGAGAACCTAACCTTTGTTACACCAACCATTGTAGGAGTACCTACAGATGGGACTGCTACCCAAGCCTGTGTTGTGTTGTCCCAGTAGTGTAAGTAGTTATACCCAGTTTCTGGTTTTCTGCAAGCAAAGATACCATCGTGTAGACCATCTACTACAGCAACACCAAGTACTTCATCTATACCAGGAACAGTACCATAATCGTTACTATAACCACTGATACGTCTGTAACCACCAGTAACAGAAGGTTCATAGTTGATAAGAGAGATAGCACTACCAGGGGAGTTCTCACCCTGAGACAACACATCACGAGAAGTGTTTAGACCACCTTGGCAGTAGGCTTTGAATGAACCAAGACTATCAGCCATACTAGCCTCTACCTCTAATCACAGTAGACCTCAGGTACAACTCATCATCAGTTGTGAGCCTACGCATTGTCTTAATGCCTTGCTCAAAGTTATTCTGGTGGACGGAGGCACTCTGTTCATTGGATCTAAAGCGCATCATGATCATCATAGCACCATCAAGGATGACATGCTTAAACCGTTCAGGGATTGCACACTCATCATTATAGACAAGCATATCAGAAGGGAAAGACCAATACACGTAATCAACTTCATAAGAGTTGTCAGGCACGGGTGTAACACCAAACTTTTCTTCTAGTGTCTGGTAGGCGGATGTAGGTGCAGAAAGACCAGAGCCTGTATCATTATCGTCAGTAACTCTGTAGTTCTGTGTGTAATCTTCAAATGTAAGAGTGCCAAGTTTCCTAGGCGTGTTACCAATACCAGAGGTCTTCTTTAAGTAAAAGGAATCCCAGTCTACAGTAGAGGTATCCGTTGGGAAGCTATATGTACGAGTTCCCGCAGAGAGTGTCTGTGTGTATGTTTTCTTAAGGAAGTGCCACTCACGGCCATCCTGAAGGATAAGACGAATGCTGCTATTAACAGAATCCTTAGCAAGTGCTTGTACGTTGCGTACAGTATCAAAGCCGTCACCAGCAATATCTAGTGGTACTTCATTGAGCCTTCTCAGCAACTCGTTTGTTAGAGATACGTAGGTGACCATCTTGAAGCCCTTATAAACAGAGAAGGGGTACCCTCAGAAAGGATACCCCAGAGTTACAATTAAGCGAGGTTGTACTTAGCTGTTACGATTGCTTCTGGACGCAGGATCTTGCGACCATAGAGGTGCATACCACGTACAATGTCAGCAAACGAGTCTGGATCACGGTAAGTTTCTGTCTTGTTGATCTGCTCAGCAGTTGCAACAGCAGAGTCATGACCAGCAACGATAACACCGAAGTTGTCTTCCTGAGAAGCTACACCAGTTGTACCAGCACCAGTACCGATTGCAGGAGTGTTGTTCGAAACATATACACGGAAGCCGTGGAAGTTGTTAAGGACAAGACCGTTACGCAAAGCACCAGAATCACCGAAGTCAGCATTCAGGAGACGGGAATCTTCGTCACGCAGAACTTCCATCATGATTGGGTCAATCACAATCCAACGACCCATAGAGTCAACCTGCTTCTGGTCGAGCAAACGGGACATACGGGAGATCAGCATTGCTGGGGAAACGTATGCAGTTGGGAGTGCAGTTGCACCTGGCAAACGAGCAGCAACAGGGATCGACGGAGCAGTTACGCCAGTGTGATCTGTAGTGATGTTGCCGAATGCTTTTGCGTCAAGCTTGTTAACTGCAAGCAGTTCGTCAGCACCAGCAGTAGCATCTGCTTTGTCGCCAGAAGCCGTGTCGTTAGCAGTGTCAGCAGCTGTGTGGAGAGCCGACTGCTTGTAACCAGACAGGTAACCAAGAACGTCTTGGTCATACTGGTCAGCAAGACGATATGCTGCACGGTTGGTAGCAAGGTCCATGAAGTTGATGTGGCTGTGTGCTTCTTCGATGTCATCCATTTTGAATGCGAAGTAGTTAGCCTTGTCAACGATCAACGAGAAGTCTGTGTCGTTCAAGTCTTGTGGAGCAATAGTTGTGCCACGAGCATATGCCGATACAGAGATTTCTGGTTCTTTGATGATACGTACAGTATCACCTTGGTTAGCGATTTCACCGAAATAATCGGAGTTAGTAATGTCACCAACAATAGTAGACTTACGGAATGCAAGCTGTACTTTTTTGGAATAGATTACTGGGGAAAATTTGCCGTTTGGCAGGTTTGTATAACCAGCTGCGGATGCAAAAGCCATGATGTGTCCTCCTAGGATGTTAGGCTTATTTCTAAGTAAGCTCTATCATCAGCATAAGAGGCTCAACTTTCAAGGGTGCGCTGGGCTAGTTTAACGCTAGGATCAGTAGCATAAACAAGTGCAACGGGCCTCTAATCATCCAGGTAGTTCTTAACCAAATGTTAGGCTTTAGAGTAATTTTAAAGATAGTTTAGTGTCTCATAAGTTAAGGTAGCTATATATACGTAGGGCTTAACTTATCTACCGACACCCCCTAGTTATACTTACAGTTTAAGGGGTGTCAATGCTTTTATTTAACTATATGTATATATTAACGAGCTCCGCCCGATTCATCATAGTTAAAGCTACCATCAGACATTGCTTTCATAATGGCTTTCTCATTCTTCTCATATTCAGCAAAAGACATCTTTCTGACTTGAGACTCAGAGAAGGTTGTAGGCTTTTCATCGTTAGATGGTTTAGAGCTACGACGATTAACAACAGCAGATGCAGCAGACAGTTCAGCCTTAGAGCGAGACTTCTTATCAAGACCAGCATAAGCTTTATACATGCTAAGTGCATCAATCAGGCTGCGGTGATCATTCTTATTGTCATAAATGGCAGTTTGTACAAGAGTAGACTGCTCATTGGCCCAATCATGGAAGTCATCACTAGCCTGTAGATCATCAAAGTCAGGATGTGCAGCTTTAATCTTATTGAGTACAGATTGTGTTTCTGCTTTCTCACTAATCTCATCAAGCTGTGCTAAACGTGCTTCTGCTCTACTAAACTTCTCATTGGCCTTTTTATCAGCAATGGTTTCTACAATAGCAGCAAAGTCTGGGTACTTAGCAGCCCAAGCTTCAATGTCTTCATCTGACTTGGGAGGGCGAATAGGCTCAGCACTACCACCACTCTCTAGTTTAGATTTTAGTTCTTTAAGCTGAGCAGACTGTTCATTCAAGTGTTTACGAAGGTCACTGTAACGCTTTTTATACGTACTCTCTTCAGCAGATAGCTGCTCTTCTGGTTGCTCTTCAGATGATACTTCTTGGTCATTTGTAGCTTCTTTGGCTACTTGTTCCTCTGTATCATCCTCCTCACCATTCATGAGTTTGTTTAGCTCTGCTTCATCCTCTTCAATACGCCGACGATTGGCTCTATTTGATTGTGGATTAACGAAACCTGCTGTACGTACAGGTTGTACTTGATTTACTTCAGTCATTTGTATTTCCTATTATATGGGGCCAGCCTATGCTGGGTAGCCTTATTATTATAGTTATTGTTGTGTCTTACTTTTTAGGTCTAGCGATTAGTCCGCCAGTAGCGTTTGTACTTACAAGTTTACCATCACGGTACTCTTTACCATCATTAGGTGTAAGTGCGTTTGCTGCCTTCTGGTAGAAGCTGTTACCAGAACTACTAGAGCTAGAACTACTGGAACTACTAGAACCGCTGGGTCTAGCAACAGGTCTTGACGAGGATGTTGGGGCTGTAGAGCCTGTAGCTACCTTGACGCTATAGCTATCTCCACCATCCTTAGAGTCACTCTTATAGGATACACCACCCGTTGTAGATTTAGTGCCAGAAGCTCTTGTATCACTTATAGCCTTCTGTACTGCCGCTGATTGAGTGGTATCCATTGAGCCCATTGTAGCAGCTTCTCTTGCAGCGTCAAACTTCTTTAAGTAATAGTCAGCTGCCATGCCAGAACCCATACCACCCTTAGCAGCTTCATCTGCAACCTTTTTGTAAGATGCTGCTAGTTCTGTATTACCAGCTGCTAGTGCTTCTTCAGCCAGTTTACTAGCAACACTGCCCAGCGCCATGTGACGCCCTTGTCCCATTGCTTTAGCTGTACCTGCACCAATCAAGCCACCCACACCAGGCATGACCATAGAGGTCAATAGTGTAGCACCCTTGCTAAGCTGTTTAGTCATACTCATTTCTTTGCTAAGCTCTTCTGGTGTCATAGCATAGTAGTTCTTGCTAGCCTTAGCTTGGCTATCTGTGGCTCTAGCACCAGTAGGCTGCATATCCCGATTAGAGTTGTCAGAGCGTGGTGTACTTGCAGCACCAGTACTAATTACTGGAGCCCTACCTTGAAGGTAATAACCAGATGGTACTGGATCAATTGGTTTACCATCTACTGTACGGATCATGATTGTTTGACCAGAAGCATTTGTATAAGCTACAAGCTCAATGTCAGATGTGTCGTCACTAGCTTCAAAAGGATCTCCATAAGAGAAGCCCATTTGGTAATCAGCAGGATTAAAACCGCTGACAGTACCACCATCAGCATACCCCATAGAACCACCAAGCAACTTAGTAACATTGGCTTCAATATCTTCAGGTGAAACCATACCACCATCAGCATAGTTCATGCCACGAGCACGAAGCTTATTCTGCAAGTCAGGGCTGTTCTTAACTACATTTAAAACCCTATCAAGAAGCATGTCAGTGTCATCTGAGATGTTCATACCAACATCCGTACTAGGAGAACCTTCTTTGATAACCTGTGCTAAGCCACCTTCAGCCATCCCTACTTCACCTTGAGAAAGTACTTGGTCAAGCTTATCCATATCCTCTGGGGATAGACCTGCCATAACCTCTTCTACACCCTCTGGTACAGCCATGTCATCCATGCTGGACATATCAGATTGCGCTGGGCTACCACCAATACGGCCTTCTGCATCCATGTCTTCAAGTTCACCCTTTGCATTAGCACGGAGTTCTTCAAAGAACTTAACACCATAGTAGCGAAGTACATCAGCAGGTACAACATACTCACCTTCAGAAAGGTTTGTTGGAATGTCATCCCTTACGTCAGAGGCATTAGAACCTAGTGGGATTTCGTTGCCTGACACAGGATCAATAGCCATTCCATCCGTAGCCAAGCCACCTTCTTCATACATATTATTCATTGTATCTACTTCTCCTTGATTTGTAGCTAGACCACCTTCAGCAAATCTTAAGTCTCCGCTGGTTATTCTATCTGGATTAAACTCTGCTCTAGCGTCTCTTAATACTGCAGGACTATCCTTTGGCCTGTCTGTTAACATAATAAAGCTTGTACTGCCTGGGTCTTCAATATTATTGGTATAGGGTATGTGGGTAAAACCTTGCTCTGCTATATCTTTTCTTAGCTGTACTGCAGTCTCTGTTCTATCAGGTAAGATGCTGTTGGAGCCATCAAACTTTTTCCACTCATAGTCGGATATGAATTTTCCTAACTCTTCTTCAGAGAAGGTGTCCGTTGCGTTATCAAAAACCTCTTCTGTTTTCTTACCTAAAAGCCTTGCCGCCATCTCCTTTGTAAAAGGTTTATCCGTTCTTGCTCGTAGTTCCATCGTAGCACCACCATTACCACCTGTATAATAGTCACGTTCTGCAGCAGCACGAGGAGTACCAACGTGTACACCTAATATATCTTGAGTAAGCTTGGTACCCCCCTCAGGATCAGTATAAGAAGGGTCAAACTCTGTAAAGTCGTCAGGGGATTTGGAAGTGTGGTAGACAGTATCTGAAAAACCTAAATCTTCCGCTCTTTGGTCTGCCTCTGTCCTAGGCCGAGAGAAAGATGGCCTACCAATCTCGTCTTTGTATGGTAGTGGTCTGGTAGTTAACGTGGCAAGGTTTGGATCTGCTTTTTCTGGGAAGTAAGAACTTAAGTCCATTATAAGGTCATGTGTGTCACCAGATGAAACACCTGCAGCCCGTGCTGGGTCCATTATTTTTGTTTGTATGTAATCTTCGTAGTTAGGGTCTTTAAAGTGAGGCAGATCTCTTGCGACCTCAAGCAGAGCATCATCAGAAAAACCCTCCAAGACTTTTAACTTATTAGCAGCCGCTTCTTGCATAGAAGGATAGGCAAGATTGCCTAAGTAATCCTTTTTCAGATCAGCTAAACCCTCTTCTGGGGTAAGGCTTACTTCGTCAGCCCAAACTGAACCTGCCCACAAATCTTCCGATGACACATCTCTTGGATCACCTAGTGTGCTACCTGTAGGGGTCTGATTGGGAGAAGGTACATGGCCTAAAACCTTCTTACCTTTATTAAAAAACTCTCTAGCACCCTTCTTAATAGCAGCTGCAGCAGCATCCCCTAGACCAGGAACAAGACCTATAATAGTAGCACCTCCTAAGGCACCTGCTAGATAGTAGTTTGGCTCTTCCTTTTGCAGCTCATCATAGACATCCTTAGCAGCCATAGCGTCACCCACAACAGGTGTCATTTCTGCTACAAAAGTGGCTGCATCTCTGAAAGTAATGTCATCTAAAGGTCTAGTATCTTTAACCAACTTGTCTGTATAAGCAGACCACTCACTAGGAGTACCACCTGCTATCACTTCTTCTGTCTGATCGTAGACATCCCATGAGTCTTTAGGGTCCATTATGGTTTCTCCGATCTAGCGCCGTTTACTCTATCCCTTAGCTTCTGAAGTCTGTGTAACATGGATGCTGCACCCTGTGCTCTATACACCTCATGAAGGTCTTTACTTTGCTCTAACTTCCTGTGGGTATCTTCTAGTTCAACTTCTAGCATTTCACAGAAGCTATCCCACAGGGGTTTATCGTTAACTAATTTCTTTAATTGGCTCATTGCTGTACATTACCACTAAAACCAGGAGTACCAGGAGCAGCGGCACCACCAATGCCAATCTGACCACCACCCCCTCCGCTCATGTCAGCGGTACCCTGTGGCCCCATCCCTTCTGGACCTGCCACACCTTGCTCAGGAGCAGTAGCCATAGGCTGAGCCTCCTGTTTGAAGCCCTTAAGGATCTCTGCTTGGATAGCGGCATCAGCAATGCTGTTAGTAACCTTATCTGGGTCAAGATCCATGCTAACGGCAATCTCACGTACAATGTAATCCATCTTAGCAAAGGGAGCCAGTGTTGGGTTTTGTACAACTTGAAGGAACTGCATAAGACGCTGGGAACGTACTTCATTAGCCATCAAGGATTCTGTACCAGAGGCTTTGACTTCCAAGTCACCCTTAATCTCAGGATCATAGTCAAACTGCATGTTGAAGTTAAAGAAAGCCTTACCAAGAGGGCCAATCAAGTAATCGTCTACGTTCTTGATGACTGTACGGATAGAACCGTTAGCTGCACCCATAAGCATAGAGATACCAGAAGCTGTACGACCAACACCAGATACACCTGTCTGACCATGTGCAAATGACGGGAAGCCTGTAGACTCATCTGCTAGTACACGAGCTTTATCAAACAATTGCATGTTCTGTGCTGCTACGTTAGG